CAATAAAAAAGATTAGATGACTAACCAACATCTAGTCTTTTTTAATATTATGATTTTTTCACAAAAAAAGATAGCCATTTCTGGCTACCCCTTATTCACTTCATTCATTTTTTTGTTGTAATAATACAATATTATCAAAGACACTATTATACTTAACGTGACTATTATAAGATTTTCCACCAAGGATTTTTCTCTTAACTGCTCTATTAGATGTATCTTTTGCGTTTTATTTTCCAGGATCAATTTTTCTATATTTCTTTTGTACTGCCAATCTCTCTGGGCTACAGACAAAATTGAACTGACAGTATAAAGCAAAATCAATTTCACTATCCCTTTATTTGCAAAATTTATCTTTTCACTTTCTTGAAAATCCTTATGCCTTTTATCCTTAAATATCAAATCCCTAATCGTCTTTTTTGCCCCAACTATCGCCATTGTTCCCACCACCTAACCATTTATCAATAAGCCTGTCCAACGCCTTTGGCACTTTGTCCTCAAGAACTTCGATTATCAGTTCCACAAAATATCCTACAACAATTATCAGCAACATCACTACAATATCTATTTCAGGAATCTTTTTCAGGAATCCCAAATACACCAATACATATAAAGCCAATGCCATTATTCCGTACAGAAGCCTAACCGCTATCGGATTTATTTTCAAGTGATTGTTTACCCTGTACAGCAAATTCCCTAATGTTCCTAAAATTAGACCATACGCTATAAATACCACATCTACCAAGTAATTTTCCATTTCTGCTCCTTATTTATGAATTTTAAAGTATGTTTTTGTTTCCTGCTTTTTCCTCATCAAAAATTTGTTGCAGTATAACTTTTAAGTCAAATGTTTTTCTAGCTTCCTTTAAGACTTCTGTCAGAACTTCTTCGCCAATTTCTTCTGCAAAGTCAGGAATCCATTTTCTGTCAATTGATTTTTCTTTTTCCAACAGTTCTTCAAGTTTATCCCAGAAACCTTCATACACCTGTTTAAATTTTTCTGCTCCAGCTTTTCCTTTTGCAATTATTTCTGTTTTATAAATTAAAGTCTTCCCTAATTCTAAAATTTTACCTGTCAAATATATTTTTGCTGCTAATTTATCCATTTTTATCACTCCTATTTTCTTATTTTTTATCATTTCAATTTTAAGCTAGCTAACAAGCCCTACAATCAATTTTATCTTGTTAGCCCACCATTTCAAAATTATTTTTAACGTTCAAATCTAGCTTGTATTCAAGCGTTTTTTTAATTATTCTTCCAATAATTCTTTACTGCTGCTACATAGTATTTTGCCAATTCCTTTTTTGTTGCTTCCAACACTTTCATATCTTCTGAATTTGTTATGAATCCGCTTTCAACTATGACACAAGGCGTTGAAGTTTTTCTCAAAAGAGTTGCCCCTCTATCTGCATAATCACGAGGCAAGATTTTTCTATCTTTCAAATGTGTCGCTTCAATGTTAGCTTCCTGTAAAAATTCTGCAAGTTCCTTACTTTTCTTTGAACTATGCCAATAAAGCATCTCTACTCCATGTGCTGTTTCATCTGCCGCATTAAGATGAAAAGATAATGTTATATCCCCTTTGTTTGCTAAATTGTTAATCTTGTCTGGCAATTTAGAATAATAATCCTGATATACTACAACATAATCTATACCTTGCTCTTTGCATTCAGGAACGATATAGTTGTTTACAAAATCCTTATTCCAAGCGTGTTCCTCGAATCCGCTCCCACATGCTCCTGGATCTTTTTTTACTCCACCATGTCCTACATTCAATATTACTTTCATTTATATCATCTCCTTTAAGTATTTTTCTTTTCTGTCAACACGATTCAGCCATCCAGTCAAAAAATCTTTTTGTGTTGGATTGTATTCCACAACAGAGTGATAAAATTTTCTTTGTAAATTATGATAATTTTTTAAAAATTCTTCAGATTTTCCCTGCTCTTCTACTTCATTTAAAGCTTTTATAGTTTTGTTTCCAAAAATACCGTCCACAACTAAATCGTATCCAAAATAACTATTTAATGTTACTTGTGCCTTTTTAGTTGCCCATCTTCCTGAATTAAAACTCCAGTCACATATTGATAATGCAACCTTGTCATTTTTTACTTCGTTTAAACGATTTTTCAAATAGTAGTCTTTTTCCAATATTTTCTTGGCAAACTCTTTCGTTAAATCTTTCATAGAACCACGATAGCCATTTTTTCTTGCTTCTTCTTCTGTAATTCCATACTTAGTTTTTCCGCCCTTGTCATTTTTGTCATCTGAATATCCGCCTTCAACTTTCAGCAGATAATCAAAAATTTTCTCAAATCTATCCATTTTAAACCACTTCCTTTTCTTTTATTAATTCCATATCTCTTAGATATTTGTATAATTTTACTGGACTAAATTGATAACCAATTCTATCTTTCAAAGACTTCAATTTATATGTCAACGTGAACCGCAAAGCATAATCGATTGCATTGAGACAGAACTCGCTGCAAAAGAATCGATTATCGTCCTGCACCTTGTCAGCATAGAAGAATTGACCCAGTATTCCTAAATAATCATATCCTTTGCCTTGAGCTGTTCTAAAAAATTCAATCACATCTTTTGGATCAATATTTTTATCAAGTTCATAAATTTCCATATTTTTCTGATACTCAAATTTCCTTGTCCTAACTCCACCTGGATTTGAAAGAAAAACTTGATTATTGTAAATAAACTCACAATGAGAGTATTTACCTAATGTCCATAAAGAAATCAGATAACCAACTGGTGTTTTTGGTTTATGAAAACTGATATATAATTTGTCTTTTTCAAGTCCCATCAAATTCCTCCTTTATTCGCAAATGACTTTTTTAAGTGTTCCTCCTCCTATTTGTGCATATCCAACAAACACTGGGTGTTTTGGTTTGGAAGCTGCTTTTCTAATTTCTTCCAAAACTTCTTCAGTAGTTTTTTGCTTAAAAACATTTCTAGTATTAATTCCAGTTCCTGTTAATGTTTTTTTTGTGATCATATTACCCCCTAACCTTGTTTCATTTCACTTTCAAATAGTTTATTGTATTCTGCTTCAGCATTAAATTTTTTTAGTTCCTCAACAGTTTTATTTTCCAAGCTGTGTGACAGAGTTGTCTCGGCAACCATTGAAGTAGTTGTATGCTTTCTCATTATTTCAGACATTTCTATAAATTTCTGAACGCTTACATTTACATATTTTTCTGTTCCATCCTCGGTGTAAAATTTCCAATTGCTGTACTCTGTTGACATTAAGTCTGTCATAACTTGTGCAAAGTCCAGTTTCTGCCCTTTTGAAATTTTTCCCATAAGCCCAAGGATAAACCTTAAAACCAAAGAAAACAATATTTTCGTAACATTGCTTTGGTCTATCGTCCTGTTGTGTTGCAAATATTTAGTCCCCTTCACTTCAAATTCAAAAGGCTTTTTTTCCCTTTCGATTCTCAGTTCGTAAAGCTCCTGTTTCAGTTTCTCAACCTTTTCTTCTTTTCTGTATTTAATTTGATTGTCCTCAATGTACTCAAATTCGGATAATTCAACAGTCTTGATTTTTCCATTTTCTAGGAGTTCATTTTCAGCTAAAGTGTATTTTCCTGCCTTATACAGCTCCTCTTTTGTTGCCTCTCTTAGATTTCCGTTATCCAAAACTGGATTTTGATATTCCAGTTCGGTCCATATATGTTTTTCTGCATCCCAGTCTGGATAAAACAGATTAGGATTATTTTTAAACTCTTCCAAATTAGTAATAATCGGTCTCGCTATTATTTCGAGACTTTTTTTGTTATAGATTACGACATTCATTTATTTTTACCTCCTTATTTTTTATACTTGCTATTTCCATTTTCCGACAGCCAAGTAAGATGCAGAAACATTTCCAGGGGCATTTGTCTGAGCTTTAAACGATGTTCCGTTTACCGTTTCCCCTGAAGCTATATATGCTCCTCCATTCACAGTAAGTGTCAAAGAGATAATTCCACCCATATTTATTCCGTAATTGTTTATATGTCCTGTTGGGCTTGCCACACAAGTTCCAAATCCTAGAATGATTCCGTTTGAAAATTTAAGATAGCTATTTCCGACTTCCAATAATCCTTCCACTTTGTCTGAAATCGGCTTGTTAGAGATAGCCCTAAATTTCGTGACATCATTATATGTCAGGTTTGTATCTGCTATGCACTCATAATAAAATTTTGTAACATTATCAAAGTAAAATTTCCCTTTTACTTTGTTTCCTGTGTCCTGAATATTTCCGCCGAATTCTAACCCTGTTATTTTCTCCAATTCCATAATCAGACTTGAAGTAGTTACTAAACTAGACGGATTAATAAGCATAGTCGCCCCATTAGAATTGTTAATCTCCGTTATCAAATCAATCTCTACTGTCGCTAAATTTATCCCATTTGTTGCTGGCATCGTGTCTGGCTCTTTTGCTCTTGTTACACTATATAAAATTTCATTTCCTGTACCTATTTTTGCGTACAGTCCTATTGTTTGTATTTTGTAACTTGTATTTACGGATGAATTTGTGAATATTGCATTCAGTCTGACTTTTGCTCCTTCTTGGTTTATCCTTGTCATATTTACCGACTGCTTTATCTCGTCTATGCTTATTAGTTTTGATACATCAGTTGAGTCCTCATAACTTTTACTCGATGTGATCATACGTGTAAAAGTTATCTGTTTATTATTCGCCAAAGCGTCAGCTATCAATGTTCTTCCGTTATCAGTTATAGTTGTGTCTTTAAATACTGCCATTTTTTTATCCTCCTTGTATAGTGTATTTTTTGCTATGTATAAATCCCGAAGTTACGAAAATATTAAATATAGAATCCGGGAGTTTTGCATTTATTTCATACTTCATATAATCGATTATCCCATTTGATATGTAAATATTATTCTCTGATTTCGGAGTAAGTATATTAATACTGTTAAATCCTAAATTTGCCGGCAATATTGTTTTTAACATATTGTTCAGCTCGTCATATTTTTTAGAATCATCAAACTTTGTGGTAACCCCTAGCTCATAATTATTAAAATTAGGTTTCAATTCATAGTTTCCTATTCCGCACAGCTGATTCATCCTGTTTACAAGTACACGCCATGTATAAGGTATTTGGTCATTCCAGTATGTCAGGACTCTAAAAATTCTGATTTCTAACGTATCGTTTTCATATCTGTGCAGGCCCAGCATTTCTTCAAACTTGCTTATCCCATCTTCGTCACAGTATTGGATGAACTGATTGTTAAATACCTTTTTAAACAGGTTCCACAATATCTTAAATTCAGGTTCCTCACTTTCCATTATCCGCCTAATTTCCCTGTATTCCTGCATAAAATCAGGAAGGTACGACAGAAGATTTACATTAATATTTTCTAAAATTGTCATACTGTAATACCTCCCCATACAGGAATCTGAAATTCGGTCAACTGCAGGTTGTTAGAACTTCCATTTATTGTAGTGTTCTGAATATCCAAAATACCGTTTATGTCAAGGATTTTTGCTTCTATTCTCGACACCCTTACGACTAAATTATTGCTTACTTTTTCATTTTTCAATGCCCAAGTTTTTCTGAGTTCCAGCAAGTAATTTTTTATAACTTCCTCAACTTTCAATTTTACAAGTGCCCACGTGAAGTTAGGTTCAAAAGAAATAGTCGTTGTTATATCCACGGGAACGTTTGTTGTTCCCTGAACTGTTACAACGTGTCCTATTGGAGCAACACCTAGCCCTTGTGCATCTTTTGTCGGATCTATAATATCCTGCACCTTTTTAATCAAGGTTTGGCTTGCCTGATTAAAGTCGCTGTCTAATATAGTTAATAGGACAGTTCCGCCACCATTCCAGACTGGAGTTACCTTGACAGCTCCGACACCCTCTATCTCGTGTACTTTCAGCTTGTAATCAGAAATATTTCCGCCGTAAGCCTTCATGTTAAAGCTGTCGAAATATCTTTTTCTAAGCGACTCCGTTTCTTCTTCATCCCGAGCTGGGATTAAAAGCTCTGTAATTTCAGCACGTCCTAAATTGTTTATATAGTCAATCGGAATTATTTTTCCAGTTTTTGCATTTCCAACCCTTCCTGAACTTTCGCACTCCAGTTCGTATTCGTAAAGATTTGTAGCGGTATTGTGCTGGATAAATTTTACTGCAGTGTAATTTAAGTCTTCCAAACTGAAACGGCTCCCTAAAGGTATCTCAATATCGAAAATACCTTTTAATACTGCCTTGCTTGCCTTGTATGGAGATATTCCACGTTCGGAAGCTCTACGTATTAAATTTTCTCTACTTGCAGTGTCCCCAAACGTTTCCTTTATAAAATCCTGAAGCACAAAATACATGCTTTCCAGTTCCATTGCCGCTGGTGCCAAGGCATCCCATATTACAGAACCTTCTCGCTTATCCAAGCTGTTTGGAATCCTTGCAAGCATTCTTTCCATTATTTTTTCATAAGTCACAACTTCAAACATATTATCCTCCTTCCCTAGATTATTGTTACTGACAATCCGTTATCAATCTGAATTTTCCCAAATATTGTTTCAGCAATAAATTTTTTTATCAGCACTGTACCTCTCTCACTTTCGGTATCAAACTCAAAACCATGTACTGCCGTTATCCTGTTATCCTGTAACAATGCTTCCGAAATTCTACGTTCCAGTTCCACAACGCAGTACTCAACAGGCATGCCAAAAAGGTCTTCAAGCTCAATTCCATAATTCCATGAATAGATAATGTATTTGTATCGTTCTGTACGTATTATTTTATAGATTGCCTGCTCCATAGCCTTTTGACTGTCAACAAAACCTAAAATGTAATTGCCTTTATAGAGTTCCATTCGATATGTTTTTGTAGGCTGTTCCTTTACTGTTATATCTGCACTCGTTTCAATTTTTGGTATCATAGCCACTCACCTTCTGTCTGAGGGTCATCAATTCTATCCAGTACAATAAATTTCTGTCCGCCTTGCTGTCTTATCAGAAGCACGCCTTCTCCAACTTTTAAACCGTTATGAACTGTTATTTTCTTACGCCCTTTGTACTCGTGCTTATGTTTTTTAATATCGGTCATCGCACCTTCAACAACTTCCGTTTCTTCGGTAGAATGCCCAACAGTAATGTCTACTTCATAATCTTTTACAAGATGTGTCAAAATTAACTCATCTTCTTCAATAACGGGTACATTTATGTCAAGTCTTATAGTAAGTGGACTGACACTTTCAACTTTTCCTGCATAGATTTCAGAAGGCTTAGTGTACTCGACTGCATTACTTATCATTTGTGTCAGTGCTTGTTCTAATTTCGCCATTGTGTCCTTCCTCCTTACCTATTTTCCCTTCCAAGTCCAAATCCATAAAATATTCCTTGAATCCAAATTTATGTGTAACCTTGTCAACCAGCATATAATTTGCAAGTTTAAATTCAGCAACATCCATATAGACAATAAAAGAAGATCCGCCACGAATTCTTACATCACCAAATATCCCTTTCAGCTTTAATGTTTTTGTTCTCTGATTGTAATATTTAAGCATTTTATTCGCGCGTTCTCTTCTTTCGGCTTCTGTTGCATTGCTTCTGTTTACTTTCTCAAAATACTGTAAAAGTCCCCACTTAGTAATATTTTCACTATCAAAAACTTGATATTTCTCAAGTTTTTTCTCCTTGTCATTTACATAGTCAAGCACTACCTGATTATATGTTTCCTTGTCAATACTGCTTTCAAAGTCAAAATCTTTTCCGGAAGTGTTATCAAAAATCAAATCTTTTATTTTAAGGCTTTCAGTTTCCTTCAAAGTCAATTTCCCATAATCATCGTAAATCACGTATCTTTTATTCGTGAATCTCAAAGTGTCGCTCAATGCTCCTTGAATCATGTCAATCAAAGTTGTTCCGTCCTCACGTCTTTTCTCGAATACATGTTTTGTATCTTCAATTTCTCCAAGCGTGAGCTTAAAGTCTGCCGCTATCATCTGTACAATTTCACTTGCCTTTTTGCCTTTGAAAACATAATAGGCTTTGCTTTTCAAATATCTCAGCTGATCATACGCTGTGATTGTTACAATATTATTCTTTCCAAGTTTTCTAGTAAATACGTAGCCTAAAAATACATTTTGCCCCCGATACTTTAAACTCACTTGGTCGCCCTCTTGGACTTTTTCATCGAAAATCATTTTGAATGTAAGTTTTCCTGGTGTCGCTTTTCTCTCCAAAGATAATTCAATGCTGTTTGTAACAACTGGCGAGATTACAGTTTTGGTGCTTTGGCTTGCCACTATCAGCTCAATATCCTTTTCCATGTCATAGCTTTCATCATTCGGCTTTGACATAAAGGATTTTATTTTATTTTTTATATCCTCAAGCATCTCTACCACAACCTTAATTTATCCGTTACAAATCCAGTTAAGGAAGAAATCCCATTTATTTCCATAACCGTTTCAAGCTGGTCAAGTCCACCAGTTTCACGCCTTATAACCTGCCATATTTTGTCACCATACTTCATTTCCTTTATCCTGCTTTCAACTTTATCTGTCCACCTCTGGTTTTGCGTGCTGACAGTTCCGTCTGCATTCGCTACATATTGTTTTGGACGTGGGTCTATAAACTCTTTCAGTTTAATTTCCACATACACATCCATACCTTCCTCAGCATTTTCTTCAACAGAAAAATCTTCAAGCGACACTTTCAGATTTGTGTTGAAATAAGCCTGTGCGGAATTTGGGTAGGTTCTGATTATAATTAACTGAAAAGGTTTCGCCCTTTTCTTCAGGTTCTTTAACTTATTTAAAAAGTAGCTTGGTTTTTGGTAAACGCCTAAGTATCTTGCAAATGGGTAACGCTGGGAAGGAAGCATAAATTTAAAACTTATTTCTTGCAGTCCTTCCTGTTTTAACATATTAAACTCCGCATCGTTTATCAGATTGATAATGCTGTTCATGTTTTTATGTGTAATGTTGACAGATGAAGGTGCAATAGGCAAAAGCACCTTGTCAATATAGAAAATATATCCCTGTGTTCTCATTAGTCGCTATGCACCCCTTCCGCTCCAGTGTAGACATGTTCCGCAAGCCTTTCACCAAGTGCGTCAATGAAATCATCTGCGTCTGCCTGCTCTGAAATATTGTTGTAATTTGTCATGTCTATTTTTATTTCTGCTGTTGTAAATTTATTTACGTATTCCCTTTCTGCAATGTCTCTTAGATATTTCATATCCTCATTCATGTCATCCATTTTATCGGCCATTTTACCTGTGTTGTCTGCTGTCTTTTTGTTGTTGGGGTCTTTTCCACCCCCACCACCTTTTCCACCTTTTCCTTTATCGCCACCTGCTCCTTTGTCTGCTGGTTTGTTTTTTCCCATGCTCATTAACTCTTCTTTGGCTTTATCAAATCCATCAGTTATGCCTTTGATTCCGTTTCTAACGTCACTTTTACCCTTGTCAAAATTCCTATTTGGGTCGTGGAGCTTTGAATTGGTTAGCTGCCCAGCACCATTCATGACACCTTCCATTAAACTTGAAGGGTCTGCGTATCCTGCATATCCAAATTTCGGTGCCTGCTTTTGTGCCACTTTCACTCCGTTAGCGTCCCCATAAGCCATAGCTTGAATGTGTTGAGCTGGGGTAAATGAAGCACCACCTCCACCACCCACTCTGCCAAGACTTATCTGAAGTGCACCCCCGTTTGAAAAGTGTGTACCAATAACAGAGTCTACAACTTTACCGATTTCATTTAATCCTCGCAAAAATCCATTAACGAAATTCTCAACCATTCTTGCAAGTGAATTTATCGCATTGGCAAAAGCGTTGTGGAATCCATTTGCAACGGTTACTGCTGCCCTACCTATAGCGTTATATCCATCTATAAAGCCGTTTGCAATCCCAACAAAGAAATTGTAAATGCCTTTCAGGATATTACTTATAGTTACTTTTAACCAAGCCCAGACCATCGCCGCACCATTAACCATCCAGTACCAGCCTTGCAAAAGTGCGTTCACAAGCCAAACTCCTGCATTCCATATTCCTATGAACACGTTTACTATTAATGTACCCAGTCCTATGAATGCAAGTATAACCACTGATACAAAAATCACTATTATATCCCAAATTATGATGAATATATCTACAACTACCGCACATAGCCAGTACCACATTCCACCTACTGTTTCCAAGGCACTTTGAGTCCCTGTTGCCCATTGAGTTATGGCTACTGCCGCCCACAGTATTAAAACTATAAGGCCGACTATGATTGCCGCAATCCAAGTTCCAGGAAAAGCCCAAGCGGCCGCATTTGCTTCAGTTTGTGCCGCAGAATATCCATGAAGGGCAAATGTTAAAGCTATTTTAGCTATTGTCAGGACAGTTGTTGCTACACTCTGTGCTGTTTTAGCCGCCACACTCAGCCATTCTAAAGCTGTTGAGATTCCCTGCCATATCACATAAGTCATCAATGCCGCTGTAACTCCATAAACAACTGGACTTATCGCCTGCCAGTTATCAGCTATAAATTTACCCGCCATAGCAATTCCATTAAAAATACCTTCAGCAACTGTTTTCAAACCTACGAAAGCAATTTTCATATTTGTCACGAAAGAATCAAACGCTCTAGTGTTTGCAACTCGATTTATTATTTTCAGAATACTATCCAGTTCTTTTAAAGCAAAGTTCTTTGCTAAAATCCAAGCATCTTGCCATAACAATGGGAGCAGTTTAAATTTCATATTTATATCATCACTTGCATTAAATAGAGCATTTTTTATTATGTCTGCCGTTATTTTCCCTTCTGCTCCTAGCTTTTTTAATTCTCCTAATGAAACATTCATGTGCTTGGCTATGGCTTGTGCTACCATAGGTGCTTGCTCTAATACAGAATGCAGTTCATCTCCCTGCAATTTTCCGGAAGCCATTGCCTGTGTCAGCTGATACATTGCAGCTGTTGCCGCTTGGGCACCTGTTCCAGATATTTTAAAAGCTTTCTGCATGAGATTCGTGAATCTAACTATCTCTCCTGTATTGCTAAAAGCGTTTCCTGCAAGCAATCCTAGTTGTGCTACTTGATCCATAGTTTCTGTATATGCAACTCTTGCATCATTTGCTGACTGGTAAATCTGTTCCTTCAGCTGTTCAGGTGCGTCCGTTATCAAGTTAAGCCTTGCTGTTATCTGTGCATTCTGATCTGATGCCTGAAGCAATTGCTTTGCTCCCATAACTCCTGCTATTGCTGCACCTACCTGCATCATTTTTTTCTGTATTGCGTCAACGATTCCTGGTGTCTTGCTCAGATTGTCATTCAGCCCTTTGCTGTCGCCTTTCATTTTCTGCAGCTCATTCTCTGCCAGTGCCAACTGCTGTCTTGCAGTCGATAAATTAGCAGTATTGATGTTCATGGATTTTCCATCAAGACTGGATAAGCTGTTTACTGTTGCGCTTATAGCATTGTTTATCGCTGTAAATGTCTGCGTCATTCTGTCATTTAAAATTATGCTGTTCTGAATTGTAGCCATTTTTCACACCTCCTAACGCCTTTTACGGCCAGCCTTTCTTTTAGCTTCTTTCTCAGCCTCTTTCTCTTTTTTTATTTTTATGTCAATACAGGCCATAATGAACGCTTTCTCATAAATGTCCATTTCAGCAAATTCACTTGGTCTTATTTTCAGTTTATGCAGGCAATAGTAAGCATAGTTGTACTCTGCCACATTTGCCTCAATTAGTTTTTTACTTCATCTTTGATATCTTCTACGTTAAGATCCCATCCATTTATCTTTTGGACTTCCTGAAGCAAAGCTGTATATTCTCCTGGAAGCAGCATTGCATTTATCAGTTCTCTTGAATCCATTACTCCCCAGGAATCTTGCAGCTCTTTGTCATCTAAATCCGGATAAACCAATGATTTTAAAACTAAATCCACAAAGTATTTCTGCTGGTCTAGTTCCGGAACAATTACGCCTTTAGCCTTTTTAACCTGTCTTGTATTCTGCTTTCTTAGTGCGTCATCCATCTCATTTGAGATTGACTTTATCTCAAATTTAACAGTGTTTCCTGCGTCATCCTTAAATCTTTTTGATACTTCCACTTCCTGATTTTCCACAGGGATTGTATTCTGTTTTAAAAAAAATTTTAAATCTTTCATTCTTAATTATCCTCCTAAATTTATTTAAAAACAGGGAGCTTAAAACTCCCCAAAAACTATTCTTTAATCTAAAAAATATGTTACAAAAACTCCCCCTAAAACTACCCTTTTATATGTTCATACCGTCAAGAGCATTAAATTTATCCATAAGTTTCCAGTCCTCAAATGTGAAGTCAAACTCATCTTCAAGATAGTCCGCATCCGCATCAAACTGTGCTATTATTCCGCCATCAAGATTGCAGTCAATCAGCATTATGGTCTGTTTCCCTACGCTCGAAGTTGGATCCTCATTTACAAGCTGCATATCAAAGTAAATGTCCCTACCTGTTCTTGTGTACTCCTGCAATATTTCTCTAAATACAGATGTGTTAAAATGGAAAGTTGCACTTCCAGTACCTTTCCATCCTGCCGCTTTGTTTCCTTTTCCAGTTTTACCTAGGATTGGAACTTCAACTTTATTCTTTTCCATTTCTGCCTTAACATTTATGGCTTGCATAAAGTTGTATCTTTTATTCCCAACTGTGACAAAGCATTTGGCAAGACTTCCAGATATGGCATCCTTTCCTTTCATTATCGCTGTATCGCTCATCTATTCTCACACTCCTTTATCTAAATTATTGTACAATTACGTTCATATAAAGTTTTTCCATAGCAACAACCGGCTTAATGTTAGTTGTGACCAATACACTTTCCTTGGTTTCTCCTTCAACAACCGTAATATCTGTTTCTTCATTGAAGTCTTTTATTGCTCTCAAGTCTTCTAATGTTTCGTGGTGTTTTGAAATATCACGTTTCAGGTCATTTCTATCGTATTCTGTATTGTTTGACGAACCGAGATAAGTCTTGTTAAAAATTGTTGCCACGTCAATCGCAATCTGATCTAAAGTTCTCATTACTTGGGCGAACGAAAAATCCCTGTTCTTTCTTTTTATGAAAGAAACAAAGGAATTAATGTCCTTCAGAACTCTTATCTCATCCCCAGTCTTGTGGAAAATAAAGTATCCAGCTTTTACAGCTAATTCCAGCTCTGTCTGCGTTTCTTCCACTTCAAGTTTGAAATCCCCGTTGTACTTATGGTTCGTCAAGCTTCTGTTGACCGCACAATACGCTTCTGCTCCACCAACCCAGTACACTGCTGAGTTTTCAGGAAAATCAGAATCCAGTGTCTTAGTTTTAACGTTGATTACGCCTTCGTAATCCGGGTCATCAGCACGGTAAACCACACATACAAACTTAGCGCCAACTTTATCCCTCATTCTTTTTGTATACTGCACATACAAGTCCTTTATAGTCTTCTCGTTCGAGGTGCAGACTAGAACGTTGATAAAATATTTGTCAATCTTATCTAAGAATTTCTGATGCGATGCTCCAGTCACAGTTCCATTCGTTCCACCTGTCATAGGTGTTCCTGCTGTTGCTGTAAGAGTTGCATCTGATTTAAAAATTACAAAGTCATTGTTCTTTAAATCCTTTGCAGTTGCAACTGTCTGAACATCCACTTTTTCAGATTCAACAAAAGTCGTAACATCAAACAGGGAAGCATTGTCAACGTTTGCTTGAATTGATATTTTAATATCATTCCCTCTTTCCCCTGTGTATTTTGCAGTTCCAAAAGTGTTTGACGCTTTAACTCCGCCTGTATTCAGCTTAAAGATATAACCAGTCTGAGCGTGCTTATAGAAATCTCTCAGCCCTTTTAATTTGTCGCTGTCATAGGAATGACCAAAATATTTTGTAGAATTTTCAATAAAATCCCCATTTTCCACCTTGAAAATTTCTTCATCAGCACCCCAGTCAAGTTCAACTCCAATTGCGGCATACCCTCTATCCGAGAACACGAGTTCCGCTCTTTCCTTGCTTACAAAATTAATATATGTACCCGGCAAAACTTTATTCTGTACTAGCCAGGTACCTCCACCATAAGCCATTATTTAACCTCCTTGCCTAAAAATTCCTCTAATTTCTTATCGACGTCTGACAACGTGTATTCCTTGTCATCCTCTAATAAGACATTCAATAAATCAGCTCTGTTTTTGTATTTATCAGATCCTATAATCTGACTTTTTACAAATTTAGTTTCATCTGATTTATTTTCAATGTTTTCTTTTTTTGCCTGTGCCTTATTTTCAGCACCATTATTATCTGCCATATTAATCCTCCTTCAATCCAGCATTTATTCCAAGTTTTCCCATTTTTGTTTTTTCTCCATCCAGTTTGTAAATGAACATTTCATACGTAACAAAGAAATGCAGTACTTTGTCCTCTTCCCTTGAGTTCCTGTCAGTCCCTCGAACAAGTGTGCCATCATCAAGTTTTATATACTCAAGCACAGTATAAAGTTTATCCAGCGTCTCAAATATTTCTTGGGCTTTTTTATCTTTGGGAAAATATATGATGTTAAATAGATAGCTTCTTAAATACCTGTTTCCAACAATCTGTTTTTCACCAGGATTCAACAAATCAATAAAAAAGCAAGGCTCTTTAAAACCCTGCTCCAGTTCTTCCCTGTGTACGTCTATCCCTTCAAAATTTTCAGACAGTTTCAACCCTATTGCATTTACAATTTCATTTAGCATCTATCCTCCTAACTTTTTAAGCCATTCAGTAATCTTCTTTTCAATAACAGCTGGAGCTTGCTTTTGCAGTTCGTTTTCGGAAATTGTGAGCATAAACTTACCTTTTACCCAAGACTTTTTTAGTCTCTTCCCAATAGCTGGAACAAATCTTCCTGGTGTCTGCCTATGCCCAAATTCAACATAACTAGCGTATTCAGTAGAGTTTGAAACCTCTATCTCATAATTCTCTCCATTTTTTCTCACATCCGATACTGTCCAGTTTCTTCTTAGATTACCAGTGTCTGAAGGCGTCCTTTTAATTACTTTACATAACAATCTCGCAGCCAATTCTTTTATGGTGTCAATCATTAACTGCTCCTTTTCTTTCTCCATCTCTTCAATTATTTTTTTGAACTCCTTCAGCCCGTCAAACTGCACCTTTATCTTTGAACTTGCCATTATGCCTTCTCCTGTTCTGCTTCAAGTATAATTTCCTGATGATTTGTGTAAACTGCTGATATTCCGCTGTGCCTATATTTCCTTGTCACGTTATTTTGAGTAACTTCAATTGTGCTTCCTGGAGGAATGTATACTTCCGGAGAAATAAACAGCTTAACAACTTGAGAAACATTAGCCCCCAGCCCTGTCTGCTCTGCTTGGCTGATATTTTTGAAACTTAGCCGGCAAGGCTCATTCTTGCATATTTCCACTTTTTCAGAACTTACTATTCCGTACTTATCTTTTGATTTCTTATTTTCAAAAGCAGTACACAGCCCGTCCCACATTAAGTGTATTGCTTCTCTTGCACTTTTTAAAATTTCACTTACCATACCAGCCTCCTGTACTTGAGTATCTCGCTTTCTCCATAAGCTAAAAGCGTTGATAAAAATACTTCAAATTTATCTCCTGTGGTTTTACTGTCCTCAAAGACCACTTTAGTTTCTCCTTCACTTATCTCTTTTGCTATTCGGTTAAAGTTTAATCCAGGAATATTAAGCTGATTTAACTTCAATTTGAAATTCAAAAATTCAGCCGTGCTCCTGTTTATCCAGACATATTTTAATCCTTCAGGAACTTTCTTTTGGTTAGTTTTATTACAGATGTAATACTTCACTGTCTGAATGGAATTGTCTAACAAAAATAAGTCGCCATCTACAACTTCGTAACCCAGCGACTTTAAATATTTTTTAACATCTTCCCTGATGTCTGTGATATAATCCATGGCTACCACCTATTTTTTAGTTTTCTTAGTTTTTTCTTCAGAATCAATGCTTTCTTCGTCCACTTTGTATCCGTGATCCTTAAACCACTCAATCAAATACAGGTTATCTGTTTCTCCAACTCCATTTACAAAAGTTACTCCAGCACTACTTCCTGAATAGTCTTCATTTGGTGCGTATATTTTAACAGCCATACAAAATCCTCCTATTTAACCTTGATTTTTCTGAAAATTCCTGCAGCTTTCGTAGCTTTTAACGCAACTGCCGCAACCATTTCCACTTCACCTGTTTTTACTGCACCAGCCGTTTTATAGTCAGGTAACCACGATTTGATTAAAGCATTTCCTGTAGGTGCAACTCCGTGGAATCCATCCATACCAAATCTTACAGCGTATAAAGAAGTTTCCCCTTGTCCATTTATTGTTGAAACTGGGTCATTAGTTCCTGCTTTAGTTCCCAAGTCAACAAACGGGATTGCTCCATATCTTTCAACCTGCTGTCCAAATTCATTCATTGTAACAGTGTATTGGGCTGAACGTCTTGCACAGGCTCTTAATCTGGCAATCAGTTTTGTATTTCCAGCTAACATTGATGGCGTTCCGTCTAATCCCATTAAAAACTCATCTAACAAGTCTAAAAACAGTTTATAGTTTGTGTCTACAGCTGCTGAATCTGATAAGTCAATCGCTGCCGTTGGGATAAATTCAGTTGTACTTCCTGTAACTGCTTTTTCTAGTCCATCAAATGCTTTCGCGTTTACTCCTGAATCCCCATTGATAACCGTGTCATTAAATAACGCTGATGCCGCTTTAATTTTTTGAGTCATTTGCAGTTGAACTTCTGAAACAATTCCACCCATATCTGCAATAATTCTATCAATCTGGAATGATCCCCCGAAGATTTTCAAGTCTACATTGTGTCTTTCTTTAGAAACTTCCGCAGGTGTATATTCCTGATTGACTTCCCTGAAGTCAGCAGTTGGTTGAGTTTTCAACCTTGTATAACCATAAGTCATTGTAGTTCCTCCACCAGTAGGCGATACCACATTGTCAAACGGTATGTTACTCATAATAAAATTACTCTTTGCAAATTCATCAATTACTCCAATCTGCAAATCATCCTGTACGTTCTTTTTAGCTTCTGCTAATGTTATTGGCATATAAGCCACCTCCTATTATTCATTTTTATTTACCATCAGTCTCGCCATTATGGCGTCTCCTAATGATTTTGTTTGGTTAGCACCTTCTGTACCTGTATTCCCTTCTCCAGGTTTAACTCCTGAAAAGTTAGGCTCTTTCGGTTTTGATTCTGCCGTTTTAAATAGCATCTTGCTGTCTTCAGCAGTTTTCAAAGCCTCTATCTGTTCATTAATACCTATCAGAACTTCGCCATCCAGTTTAATTTTACCCATGTCAAGCAAAGCCTTAACTGCTTTAGTATTAATAACATTTGAACTCAGCAAAGTGTTGTCAATTGCACTTTCCAGTTTAAATTTAGCAAGTTCAGCCTCAAAATTATCTTTTGCCACCTTGTTATCTCTTTGCAGGTTCTCAATAGTCTGCTTCATTGTTTCCAGATCCCCTGAACTATTCTTTAAATTTTCAAGCTGCACATCCCTGTCCTTCAAATCCTTCTCCAGCTGTTTTTTTGTGTTATTCACTTCATCAAATCTTGATTTTGGAATAAACCCTTTCAACTGTTCCGCATTTGCTGACAGCACCTTTTCCGCCTGTTCTTCTGACAGACCTAATTTCAACAAATCTTCTTTGTTCATAATCTACTCACTCCTGTTCATTTTTTACGTTGTATGCCAACGAGATTATTTTTTCTGATTTGTTCTTTTACGCCTGCAAATCCTAAAAAGGCGATTTTTTTATAAAATTTTTACTGCTAGTCCATAATTAACAGCACATTCATATTCAATTTTACACCCTCTGGCATATTCATAGCCTTGTGCAAAAACTACTATATCTGCATCGCACATTAATTCCAGAGACTTCGCTAAGTATCGCAAGGAACTATTTCTTTTACCCGTTATCATCGGAAAAACTGAGTCTATAATCTCTATTTCCCCATACTCTTCTTTCAATCGGCTAACTATCTCTTCTCTTTTCTGCTCTATGTTAGCGTGGCTCTTATTTCTCATCGGTTGACTTATAAATATTTTCATTATTCCTCCTAATTTCTTCTAAATACAAATGTCCTTTCATCGTAAGTCTTTCAGGCAACGTATAGTCTTCAACGCCTATATGATCTATTGTTTTAACATAACCTCCTTCACCTAATAATACTGTGTGATATTTAATTTCTTCATAAGTAAAATCCCCCAATGCCTCTTTTCTATTACTAAAATCATCAGTGTAACTCTTCTCAAAAATATACGGATGTCCATCACTCTCAAGATACTCCAGTATATTCTGTATCAATTTCATATTCAGTTTCATTTTTTCTCCTTAGACAAAAAAAATCACGACTAAATTAATAATCGTGATTATATTTAAATAGTTGTGTCTGAATCCTCCAGTATTTCTGCTATTTCTTCCATCTTTCTTTTTATGTGATTTGGAGCGTTAGTATAAAAATCTTTGCCGTTTTCCAAAGACCTTTCTATTGTTTCTAAAACGTCCTCTAAATATTTTTCACTATAAGGAAGTTCAATAACTAAATTTGGATCTATCTTTTTTTTGTACTCCTCAAGTTTAGGGTGTTCGTAATTAAATCCAAAACCGCCACCTAAATAATTGTATTTTATTTTATCCATTTGACCTCCTACTTCCTATTATTAATTATTTTTAAATATGTTTTCAGAGAATTAGGCATATACTCTTCAATAAACTTAATGTTTCCTGTTTCATTTTCCAAGGTTACTGCCTGTGTTATGTTGGCCCAAACTTCTGAGGCTGTTCTGTAATTTCTGCTTATATCTTTCAATTTTTGCTGTGTTTTAACATCGTATCTTACGCTATTATAAAAATCTTTCAAATCATTAAGCCGCTCTGCTTTTTTAACAGCGTTGTACTCCCTGTCGTAATATCCTTTACCGTGTCCCCAGCCAAAAATATTTCTTTTTTTAGTATCACATATCCCGTCTAGAAAATCTTGAACTCCTGAACTTTGTGCTGTTGTTGACAATTTCTCTTTTAAACTGCCGAAATTTTTAAATCCGTTTGTTGATTGCCTTAAAATTTCTATATCTTTTCTTACTGCATCTAAAAACATGTCGCTTGAGCTGGGTATTTTCGGAAATGTATTCTTTAATAAAGTGCTGTTCTGAATTCCTTCTATTTCAAGATAAGTCAAATCATTATAATATTTGTTGTTATCAAAAAAGTGACCTGCCTCATGTGCCAATGTTTCAAATTTGTGACTGCCCTGTTTGATATATTTTTCGTCAGCATACCCAAATACTATTTTATTTTCTCGCGGTGTAAAACTCCCTCTGTATTCATCTAAAATTTCAATTTTATCTAAACTATTAAAATGTTCATTATACAGAGCTTTTATATTTTCATTGGGGCATTTGTTTAAGATAGACTTGTATTCTTCGTAATCTTTACCTGTCATAATCTCTTTAAGTTTTGTTAATTCAATTATACCATCATTTCCAGTTTTTTCAACTTCATCTTTCTGATATTTTTTAAACCACTCGTCGTAAGTCATTTCACTTGGAACATAATAAGTTTTTCCATCTTTATCCCTTGCAGCACGTTTCTCTTCCTCCCCATCTTCAAAATATGGTGCTGTAGTTGTCCTGCAGTTGACGTGAAATGGCGGAGCAGTTGTGCCAATCTCGTAATCCTTAAACTCGAACACTTTGCCGTCAAGCCCCTGACAAATCTCGGAAGTCCTGCTGTCAAGAGTTGCAACAATTTCATAACGTTCAATATTCAAATCTTCATAAGTCTTAATTCTAGCTTTAGAAGCATAGGCGGCACTTTCAGTATAGACAAGCCTTGCTACATTACTTCTGCTTGCATTCATTCTTTTAACAACTTTTTCTATTAATGTATCAAGTTTATCCCCACGAATAAAAGCCTGTGTCATTTCAGTATGCAGAGTATTCAGAAGCTTTTCTTTGTCTTCCCATATCCTGTCTGAAAAATGTTTTCCGTCAGAAGCCCAAGGGTTAGAAATAACAGTATTTACCAATTTACCATTCAACTTATACATATTTGAACCTATGCCCATCCCTGAACCTTTGGCAATTTCAAAAAACGTATGGTTATACTGATCCTCATATAAGTTGCCTAGATAATTTTTAAATCCATTGCCGTTATCATTATACAGCTTTTCAATTTCAGTACGTACCTGAAGTTTCATAGCTTCCAATCTCTCTATATGATACTTGGCACTCGCATTTTCAAGTTCTTTTGCAAACTTAAAACTATCTTCTCCTGAACCTTTTTTGATATAATCTTCTACAGTCCACTTAAACTCTTTGCGTTCCTTCTTGTTAAGGATTTCCTTTGCATTTGCCAATGTTACATCGTTATTTTTAGCAATCCTGTTGTACCAGATTTCAATATCCTGATTTATTCTAGTGATTGCCTTGTCATATTCAGCCTGCTGCTTCTTTATCTCTTTTACAGCCATTTGATTGACTCGGCTTTCTTCCTCAACAAATCTATCTTTCCAATAATCACTCATTTAAATCACCATTGTGGTTATGTTTACCGTCATCAAAATTAGCGTAATCAGTCTGTTCCTGCATCTGCTGTTCTGATTTCTCTTTCTTAATTCTTGCAAGCTCTTCCTGAACATCAGTTACCCAAGGGTGCTGTGCAACAAGCGTCTCCTCTGAAATTATCCCAACCGAATTTCTAATATCCGAAATAGCCTGACTTTCATTCACAAGTATATCCCTGTTAAGTACAACCTCCACTTTTTCCTTGATAAAGTCGCCCTGCCCTGTGTTTTTCAAATGATTTGCCACAAACCATATCATTTCTTTAAAACTTGCCTGAAACTCAGTTTCAAAGTCGTTTGCTTCCAAATCTATATCTGAATACATTGAACGTATATTAAGTTGGTTCGGGTTATTCCCAAGAGTGTCCGCCTTGCTGTCAAATCCTCCGCCATTTTCAATTATGGTCTTTTTTAGCAGCTTCACAATGCTTTCATAGTTGCTGGCGTTCACTTCAACCTGTAAACTTGATACTTCTCCGTCTTCACGAACTTTAACCGCTCCAAACGTGGAAAGGTTTCTTCTAAACTCGCCTAAATTTTCACCATCATAATTTTTAATGATTAAAATTGTATTCCTGCTATCTTCCTGCATGTTATTCATGAAATCACTTATAAGCGTGTTTAAAGCGTCCTGTAGCGATTTTACTCTTTTAAGCAAGGATTGTTCCAGCTCATCTGCCTTGAAGCATATAAGCGGTATTTTCTGCCAGTTATAAGGCTTGTCATCAACACTCAGGTACGACTTCTTTTCAATTGCCGTAAGTTTTGCATTATTCATTTTGTAATACTCTACGCCAGTCTTTCTATAAATCTCAACGTAGTTTTCAGTATTATACGTGCCGTTCTTATAAAGTTCCCGGCTGTAAACTCTTATTGCGTAGTCAAGCTCTTCATGTTCATTGTCAAGCCATACAGGAATAACCTCAACTGAATTTAGCCTTTTAAATTTCAAGTTTCCCATTTCATCCACATACAAAAATAACCACCCAAGTCCATTGTTATAGACATCGGTGGTTACTCTTTTCAATGTTTTAAGAAAATTTTTATCAAACAATTCATTCAGTTTATCATCATACTGCTGATTTTCGCTTTTGATACTTGGGGTTTTGGAAATTATGTAATTTACTTTCTGCTTGACCAGCTTTTTATACTGATTATCGACAATTATATTATTCGGCAAGTTTTCGACTATTGTCAACTTACCATCTTCCCCAATTGCCGTTCTCTGCCTTGAAAGGATGTCGTGCCTTCCACGATAATAGTCGTTTCCGTCTTTCATTTCCCTATATTTCTGGCTTGCAAAATGCCACATTATAATACTCTCAACTTCGCTAAGATTTATATTCTGTTCTCTCATCTTATCTTTTCTCCTAAACAATTTCTTAATAAATTCAATCATTCCTTACTCCTTAATCAAAAGAAAATGTAGGGCCTTTTGAGTAGCTTTCAAGTGCATATCGCATCGCGTCCATTAAATGGTTAAAATCGTCTACAGGCTTATTGACTGGATTGTCAAACTTGTCCTTATCCCACATGTAGTTTGATATTTCGGTTATGAAATTCACACATCTGGGGTGGATAATGATTTTATAATCCTGAATATATTGAACACCATTGTTGATGCTATCCCTGCCTTTTCTTGATTTTCTTATGCCTTTCAATCCCAAATCGTAAAGTTCGTCAATCGACTTAGGCTCTTGACTATCCGCTACAATTTTTTCTTTTCCATAGCCTTTTCTGATAATCTCTTCAGCAATTTGACGGTTTTTCATTGCGTTTTTGTAAATCTCGTCAAACACATAAATTTCCTTATTCGCTACATCAATCAGCCCGCAGAAAAATGCTGACGGATCATTGGTATACCCAAAGTCTAATCCAAAGGCTGATTTCACACCTTTACGTTTTGAAATTTCATTGACATCAAATTCTTTTTCTTCCCAGTTCTCGTAAACAAGCCCTTCAACAATTCCCCAGTTTCCAAGCCCTGCCACCTGATAACGTCTGGGATTGTTCTTTTTCATATCCTCAAACAGTTTTTTATCACTGTCGTCAAGCCATTCATTGCACATGTAGTTGGTTGTCTTTGCCATTATATTTTCGTCTTCAACATCAAAAAATCTTTTTTTGAGCCAGTGCTTCTCGTTCCAGGGGTTAAACGTGAGTGTAATCTGCTTATATAAAGGCTCTTCAACAGTACCCCTTATACTTTCGTCAAGCATATTAAAATCCTGCTCCTTGTTTATCTCATAGGCTTCCTCAATCCACGCCCAGCATAGATTTCCTGTCTCAACTGTTATTGAAGTAACTTTCAACGGATCGTCCAGTCCTCTAAATAATATTTTCTGCCCTGTAGGAATATAAATTATCTCCAATGGACTTTCTTTAACTGACCAGTAGTCCTGTACCCCTAATATATTTATAGCCCATTTCAAGTCTGTAAAGCAGCTGTCCTTTAACGTCCGATAAACTTTTCTTACCACAAGCAAGTTTGCCCCAGAATATTTCATCATTGAATAAATAAAAAATAACGCCGTTGTCTTGCTTTTTTTACTCCCACGGCTACCTTTACATACTCTATATCTTCCTTTGAAGTTCCAAAAATCTTTATAACCTTTTCCAACTAAATCAGGAAGTCTTACTTTTTTACTCTTCAAGACTGTCCTCACCTACAATCATAACAGGTACAACTCCTTCAACTTCGACTTTGTCTGTGAATAACCTGTATCGTTTGCCAAGCAGTTCTGCTGACTTAATTCTATCTCGTAGACCTATCTGCTTTTTAACCGTTCTAGCTTCACTTGTTCCGTCTCCAGTTCCTTCAACAACGACAACTTCCTCTTTAATTTCCCCTCTCATCGACTTAGTCAAAAACTCAAGCACTTCCTTGGCGGATGCCGTCCTTTCATCCTGCATGGCTTCCAGTTTTTCGTCGATGTAGCCTTTTATAGCAGGTTTAAGCAAGTTTTCCTGCCCAATAACTCTCGCTGTCTTCTTACTGTACCCTGCCTTTACCGCTGCTTCTGTTATATTTCCAGTTTCAATGTAGTAATCTGCGAATCTTTTCTGTTTCTCCGTCAATTTCATGTCAAGTTTTCCACCTCCTCAAAAATAAAAGTGCCTTATTCACAAGGCGATATACCAAAAGTATTTATAAACAAAAAAAGACAGCTTTTACACTGTCTTGACAGTCCGATGCTCAAAGGCATCAAGGACAAAGTTAAATTTTACAAAAATTCCAATATACCATATTATATCACATAAATGGGGAATGTAAATACCACGTTTGGGGCGTGTATGGGACATTTTGTCAAGTCCTTAGTCCAATAGCAGTTCCGGGAACAGATTAAATTGTAGTTCTTTAATCAATCTGGTTCTATTTCGCCCTACCGTTTTTCTATCTACATTCATTTCATCTGCTATTTCATCAATCGTCCATTCCTTGAAATATCTCAATACTATGATGTTGTAATATTTGTCGTTCTTAATATTCATCAAGGCATTATCTACTCTGATGATCCTTTTTTCCATTTTTAAATTTTCAGATTTTAAATGCTCTATTCTGTCAATTTCTTTTTCAGGAACTCCCTCATATTTTTTTAACCCCCCTTGGACATTCTCTCCTGTTTTAATTTTTACAGTTTCTCCTAGTCCATTTTTCAATATTTCGTCAATACGGGTGCTATTTTTTTCAATTATCCTTTTGTAGTTCGGGTACGCTCTTAACATCGCTTCTGTTTCTTTGTACTTATCTATTTTATTTGCCTGTCTTAATTTTTCTGCAACTCTATGCGCCACTTCATCCGCTATTCTGTCAATTTCTATTTCTGTCATATTTTCCCTCCAAAATTTAATTTTTATCTCCAATGTAGAATACAAAACATCCAGCTCCAATACATGCTATATTTTTAATTAGTACTTTAATCAACTCTAAAAAATTTCTAGCCTTGTCTATCTCCTTAAACACAATTATCATGTAGATAACCATTGCTAGTATAGCCATGGATTTATACACTCTGTTTTCCATTAACTTCCACCTCCCGAACCATCATATCAATATATTTCCTAGCCTTTTTGAAGTCCTCAATCCCGTTTTTCTTATTTGCCCTTAACACATATTTAATTATATTTCCGTGACAAAAACTATTAAAATCTTTCACAGTTGCTTTTATCACATCTATAACTTCTACGTCCAGGCAATCCAATTTGTAATGGCTTGGATTATTAACATTATCCTGTTCTATCATTCTTTTACTCCTTAGTCATTAATTTTTTACTTATACAACTTACTTGTACATACATAAGTTAATAGCTTTCTTTTGTACGCTCATTCATATTCTTTAACCATTTCTCGTGATGGACTTGCAGGAATTCTTCTTCTGTTGCTCCTACATATCCAGCCACAATCAACATCGCCCCAAATATTTTTAAGACGGGGGTAGTTTCAAGAAATGATAAGTATATCAACGCATTCTCAAAACTCCCAATATCTTCTTTATATTCTTGTGGACTTAAACTTCCTCTTTTCCAAAATTCATCTTGGTTAAAAAAGCTTAAAAGAAAATGTAAACAATCCGACATTTCTTCTAAAACTTTTTGTTTATCCGGTTTATCAGTCCCATTTTTCCAATAGTTCCATTCGCTTTTTAATTCTTGAAGCAACTCTCCCAATTCTGCAAAATATGCTATATAAATTTTATTCTTATCTCGCTTTCTCGGCGTTTTCTTTTCATCAAATTTCTTATCAAGCATTGCCTGTCTTTTCAGCAGTTCCTCTATATCAAATGTTTTCAAGGCCTTCTCTTTTACACCTTCATTATTTCCCAATATTCCTGATATTAAATCTTCGATATTAATATTTAATGTCTTAGCGATGTTACTTAATACATCTATGGGAATCATTACGTTTCCTTTTTCATATTTTTGTATTGATGACAAAGTTTTATCAATCTTTTCACCCAGTTCTTGTTGAGTTAGTTTTTTTAATTTTCTCCATTTTTTTATATTGTTTCCTATTTTTTCATTAATCATTGTTCCTCCTAAAACTTTTTGTGTTTCGTTCAACACATTCTATCTTATGGAATTTAATGCAAGATTTGCCATTGTAATTTCTTTTATTTCTTCCCACTTATTTTTTATTTGGGCGTATTTAGATTTCTGTGTCTTTAAAAATTCAATTACGGACAATGTTTTTCCGAGTGTCATTTCCCCAGTGAAATACAGCGGGGGTAATTCAGGAAATCTTTTATTTACAGCCCATAAATTTAAATCTGAATCCATTCTTATTTCAAGTGTCGTTAATCCATTGTTGTACTCAATACTATGTTCATCCGACATATATAAATATTTATTTAATATCGTTATATCATCTAATAATTTTAAAATGTTTTTATCTCTCATTTTTTCATCTCCTATATTTATCAATTCTTGCCTTCAGACTTTGTAAAAGTTCCTCCTGAACGTCTCCTTTACTCTGTAAGGCTTTCATTACATCCTCATCCCTTGTATCCTGTGTTACAAGGTGGTGGATTATGACCTTTTCCTTCTGCCCCTGCCTGTGAAGCCTTTTATTCGCCTGCTGGTAAAGTTCAAGGCTCCAGTTAAGCCCAAACCATATCACGTGGTTTCCGCCGTCCTGAAGGTTTAAACCGTATGCCGCACTTGCCGGATGTGCCAGAAGTATATCAATTTTTCCATTGTTCCAATCTTTTTCATCCTCCGGAGTTTTAAGCTGTCTTACTCTTAACTTTGATTTTTCCAATGCCTTTTTTATTCTTTCCAGGTCATGCTGGAAGCTGTAGAACACTAAGGCAGGTTTTCCGTTAAGCTCTTCGATGAGTTCCACAAAACGTTCAATCTTGCAGTTGTGAATTTTATGTACCTTACGGTCTTCATCATAAATGGCTCCATTTGAAAGCTGTAACAGCTTTCCGGTCAATGCCGCTGCACTGGCAACTGATATTTCTTCAGACTCGTTCAGCTCTAAAATCATCTTCTTCTCAAGTTCTTCATACTGCTTTCTTGACTTGCTGTCAAGTTCAACCGGAATTGTATTGTAGGTTATGTCTGGAAGTTCCAGATAGTCTTCCGCCTTCATTGAAATACATATATCGCTTATCTTGTTCATGATTGACTTGTCTGATCCCTCCTTCAGCTCATATTCCCCAAAAGGGTTCCCTCCATATTTTGAATAGTCGAAATATCTCTCACGAAAAGCCGTTATGTTCTTTTCAAGTCTTTCTCCCTTGTCCAGCAGGTATATTTGTGCCCAAATATCTTTTAACCCGTTTGGTGCCGGCGTACCAGTAAGCCCTACAACTCTGTCTATTTTTCCAAGTACAAGTTTCAATGCTTTAAATCTTTTGCTTGCATGGTTTTTAAAACTTGAAAATTCATCAATTACAACCATATCAAACGGCCAGTCGTTTTTATAGTACTCGACAAGCCACTGGACGTTTTCACGATTTATCACATAGATGTCAGCCGGCGTATTCAATGCCGTTATTCTTTTCTTCTCCGAACCTAGCACTCTTGAAAATTTTAAGTACTTCAGATGATTCCATTTTTCCGCTTCATTAAGCCAGGTGCTTTCGGCAACCTTCTTCGGTGCTATTATCAGAACTTTGTCAACTTCAAACCTGTTAAATTTAAGTTCATCAATTGCCGTAAGCGTTATGATTGTCTTCCCCAGTCCCATATCAAGTAACAGCCCAACATTTGGTGTATCGATAACTTTCTCAATGCAGTATTTCTGATAATTGTGTGCCTTGAACTCCATTTTTAATCCTCCTTCCAGTTAGAAAGTTCAGTTTCTAGTATCTCGTCTACCTTTTCTTTGGAATCCACCACATAAACTCTTTGCCCTAAACTCATTATTTTTGTAATCTGATTTACTTGCAAGGCTCTCGGCTTTTTTCCTGGTGATTTCAATTCAACAAAGAATATTTTTCCGTTTGGGAGTAGGCAGAGCCTGTCTGGCACTCCAGAGTTTCCAGGACTCGTAAATTTATATGCGATTCCCTTTTTATTTTTTATTTTTCTAACCAAGTAATTTTCGATTTCTTTTTCTGACATTTCCACCTCCAAATTTTTACAGGGCTACAAACTTTTCGCGCGCGTGTATAGAGACTATTAAATAAAGGATTTATATACTCCATATACGCGTATTTATACCCTTTAATCTCTTTAATTCCTTTATTTTATACTCTATATAGAAAAGATTGTAGTCTTTGTTGCCAATCATATTGTAAGTACGATTAATAAAGGGTTTATGAGGCAACAATCTTGGCAACAATCTCGGCAACAAGCAACAAAGTTCATTTTTTTAATTATTTTTGCGGCAACAAAAGTTTGTTGCCATTTTTAAGTTTGTTTCCCATTTTGTTGCCCACTTTGTTGCCGTTTTCATTCTTTAAATCCTTTAATTTTAAAAAGTTCTAAAAAGTTTGTAGACTTTGTTGCCCGTTCTATATTTTTATCTTTTTAAACCCTCTTTGCTTCCCGTAACTTCCATATTTTAAAGGGTGCTTTATCCGTTCCCACCCTTTCATATTTTCCATTATCCCGTTAATCTCCATACTGTCCGAATTTTTTATATATCCCTTCTTCATTCCAAAGCATTCAACTAATATCTCAACAGCACATACCGTATCACGGGGAACCAGTTTTATTCCTGATTTATCCGCCCCCGAATGAAAAAGTGTTCTTCTCTCTTCATCCCATAGACGCCAGTCTTCTGGCACTTCCTTTTCCAAAAATTCAAGAATAATCCCCTCTTTAACATTTACTACCTTATGCTCTTCCTGCTTCTGTTCCGCTATCTTTAATGCTTCTCCAGTTAAAAATAAGTCCGTCCCAATAATATAATTTGTATAGGCTTCCGCCCATATCTGATCAACTTCATTGTCAAGGTTATCCCAAATGCTCTTCTTAGGTTCCACAATCCCAACTTCAACCGGCCAGAACCTCCTGTTCCCTGTCCTGTCCCTTAGAAACTCTGAATCATTTGAAGTTCCGAAGAACACACACCGCCTAGGATATTTCTCTGTAACCCTTCCGTATGCTTTTCTGTATATGTCGTCCTGCTTGCTTAAAAACTGCTTTATCAAATTAGTTTCACTCCGGTTAAATCCTGTAAGCTCCCCAAGTTCATTAATCCACGTCCCCTGGATCATTTCGGCGGCTTCCTTGCCCTCAAAAGTCTGAAGGCTGTCAGAATACCAGTTTTTTCCAAGCTTTGCTAAGAATGTACTTTTACCAATTCCCTGTTTGCCAGTGAATATTGGCATATAGTCGTACTTTACTCCGCCCTCAACGGCTCTTGCAACTGCAGCCGCCAAAGATACTTTCATCACTTCCCTTGTATAGATGCTGTCCTCCGCACCGAGATAGTCTCTTAAAAGAGTTTCCACTCTAGGCTTGCCGTCCCACTTAACGCTCTCCAAGTAATCCCTTACGCTGTTGTATCGTCTTTTGTGTGAGACAAGCAGAAGTGCATCGTTAACTTTATTTTCGCCAGTGAGTCCGTACCTGTTTTCAAGATAGTTCCTTAAACCGCTGTCATCCACTTCCTCATACTGCCTTACTTCATTTCTATTGTCCCAAGGTGTGGTTCCCATAACCATCGCCCTGTTCGCAAACTCATCCATTGCAAACCTTTCTTTTAAATTTATATCGTTTTCCAGTACAATTTGTATATTTTTTATAGTTTTCAAATATTTCCCATTTTCATTTTCTGCCAGCTGGTTCATCCATTCAATATCTGTATCCTCATCATCAATTGTCGTAAAATCCTGTGCCGCCTTTTCGTATCTTTCTTTATTTAGTGCTGATGACACTTCTTTTATTTCTCTTGCAAGTCTTGACATTTCAGTAAATGAAGGGAGCTTGCTTGTAGGCGTCCCTTCCTTTGAATCTGCGTCCATATCAGAGAATTTATGGATCCTTACCATATCGAAAGCATTGCACAGTTTCCCGCTGCAAGGATCCGTTGCGTGGTGCGAGTAGACAAAAACGTCGTCATAAATTATGGCTCCGCCAAATGTGCTTCCTTGAGTGTACGTCATTCTTTTTCCATCATCTGATATTTCGTACTCTTCCGGAATAAATTTCTCCACTGCTTCAGCTATGGTAAAAGTTTTGCAGAAGGCCCCAACCAGCCCGCTTTTCTCCAATGGGTTTTCCTGTTTTTTAAGAAGCCTATCTGCAACCTTTTCAGCTCCGGGAACTTGTGGCCACTCGATCATGTTTTTCCAGTCATCGTATAGATTAAGCGTACCGTCAACTGATACTGGCGGATTATCAAGGTTAAAGCTGTAATAAATTTTATAATTCACATCCTGTGAACAGCTTGGCCAGAACATAAGCCTTGCAGGTTCAAAAGTTGTAGGGTCGCACATTTCAATCCCTAATCTCTGGGCAACTTTTCTCGATACAGGTTCATACTCGTCAGGTGTCATATCCCTGTCTGTGAGAAGCATAACCCTTAGCCTTGGAGCAGCTTCAGAGTGCTTACGGGTGGGGTGTATCACATACGACACATTCAAGTCTTTCACCTTTTCCATAACTTCTTTTGTTTTGCCACTTGGAATGTTATCAAGGTCCAGGGTGATTAACGAACGGCTTAACAAGTTTGTATTTTTACGTTTTCCGTCCTTCAGTTTCCCAGCAACGAATCCACCGACATCTTTCAGGTTATCCTGCTGCGATTTTTTTAGCTTCATAAACTTTTCATACGTTTCGGCTGTCCTCGTAGGATTTTCAAGCCTTTTAACAAACTCACTCCACAGCAGCTTTTCAGTTTTCCAGCGTGTTTCTCTCCTGCTTCCAGCGGTCGATATTATTATTTCCCTGTTTGTCATTTTTTCCTCCCTTCAACTAATCTTTTTTATAGTACGTTGTTTCAAAGCCATCAGCCCTTAATATAAGTCCGTCAGCCCATTCAATATCCTGTCCCATTATCTCGCACACTTCATCCACAGTTGTTTCCATAGGAGCCTCGATAACCACCTCATCGTGAATGTGCATTACGATTTTAAATCCTTTTTCAGTTAATCTTTTAATTGATATTGCAAGGCAGTCTCTTGCTATAGCCTGAACTACATTTTCCGTTAGTTTTCCGCCATAGGTTTCAGTAATTTCCCATTTTCCGCTTGTCTGATTGCTCGATTTGTAAGTTATAACCTGTGAGCCCCAGCTGTTTTCCCTAGTTCCAGGATTGGCATAATACAGTTTACGCCCACTTGGAAGAGTTATGGTAAAAAAGTCCATACCGTTTGCCAAATCGCCTTCCCTGCTTAATAACAAGTCTTTTACTGCTACCCTTGAGCCTGATTCAATTACATCTACAGCGGCGTTTCCGAGGCTGTACCATAAGTCAACTATTCTCCGGTTTGAATTTCGCCACATCCGTACAATTTCAGGCAGTTCTTCCTGAGTAAGTCCCATCTCTATCGCACCCATTGCGGTCAAAGCACCTGGCCCACCTTGATATCCCAATGCAAGTTCGGCAATTTTTCCTTTCTGTCTCAGATGATAATTTTCTTTGCCTTTTGCGATTGACTCAATTGGAACTCCGAACATCTGTGAAGCTGATGCCTCATAAATTTTTCCATGAGTCCTGAACACTTCAGTTCTCCACCGCTCTCCAGCAAGCCATGCAATCACTCTTGCTTCTATTGCCGAAAAATCTGCAATTACAAACTTCTTCCCTTCCTCCGGAACGAAAGCTGTACGGATTAGCTGTGACAAAGTGTCAGGTATGTTGCTGTACAGAACGCTTAACGTGTCAACGTCTCTTCTTTTCACAATTTCCCTTGCGTCGTCAAGATCTGCCAAGTAGTTTCGTGGAAGATTCTGAACCTGGACAAGCCTTCCAGCCCATCGTCCAGTACGGTTGGCTCCGTAGAACTGTAAAAGCCCCCTTACTCTTCCGTCGTTTCCAAGCGCCTCCCTCATTGCCACATATTTTTTAGTGCTTGTCTTGCTAAGCTCCTGCCTTATCTCAAGCACTTTCTTCACATCCCCTGAAGTCTCGTCAATCAGTTTTTTCACAGTTGCTTTTTGTAAGTTTTCTACTTCTGCACCGTTTTCTTTTAACCATTTTGACAATTGAGCCGTACTGTTTGGGTTGTCCAGATTTGTTATCCGCCTTGCGGTCTCCATTAGATACACATTCCAGGTATCACTTACATACAATGCGCTGTCGACAAGTTCTGTGTCAATCTTGATTCCATTAGCATTCATTCTTATGTCGGTTCTCCACAAATCCCATTCAAATTCAGGAACGACGACGCTTCTCAGTTTGTCGGCAATTGCCATTTCTGCCACAACATCCTGCCTGTTATACTCGATATACAGCTGCCATTTTTCAGGTTCATGGTGCGGCATATTTCTAGTTCTCTCGCCATTTCTCTTTGAAGGTTTACAAGGAACACTGAAGTATTTTATAAGAGCCTTTCCAGTTGCTGATTTTTTCTTATCGTCCTTAAATCCCAGTGCCTTACCAACTTTTTCCAGTCCGCCTGGATAACCTGCATAATAGGCGTGAATCATTGTGCACTCCCACTGATTTAATGATGTCGAATATCCAGCCTGATTAAGGCAGTACCACTCAAATGCTGCATTGTAGGCTCGCAGTAAAGTTTTCCCATCGTTTAATTTCTCAGCTATTTCATTTGGTATCTTCTCCCCTTGAGCCAAATCCACAACTTTTACATCAGAGCCGTTTAGCGAATAAGCAAAAAGAAGGATTTCAAAATCATGGCTCTGAGCATATTTATAAAGCCCCGCTTTTGCTATGTCAACACTGCTGAACGTTTCAATATCTATGTTTAATACATCCATCTGATTTTTATCCTTCCTTAGTCTGAAATAACTACGCAGGATAAAAACTCCTACGCAGTTATCTAAAATTCCATTAATATAAAGCGTCATCTTCGTCATCGACAACATCAAAATCCTGTTCGGCAGTTCTTCCACCTGCAAGGCTTTCTCCGTCCTTAATTTTCTGTACGTTTCCTAATCCTGCACCTATTCCTTTTTTCCCTTGGAACAGATAAGGGAAAAAATTAACCGCCACATTTGCATAACATCCGCTGTAAATCTCACTCTGATCTGTTATGGGCTGTACCCTTCTGTCAACTACTTGCGGAGGATAGTCAACTTTTGCAGAGGCTGTAAACACCCAATGCCCTTTACACTCAGGACCAAACGGGTCTCCACTATTATTCACGCCATCTCCGTCCCAAATTGGGGTAAATACTGTATTTGGCATTTTTCCTCCCCATTTTTCTGATACTCCTAACTCTGTAGCCGCTTTTATTGCCGCATCTATTTTCTGTTTTGTTTCCACATCATTTTTTGGCACAAGAATCGTTGTGCTATACTTCTCCTCTGCTCCTGGTACTGATGCATGCGGTTTAAATACATGCACATAGCTTAATCTCCCTCTTACTGTTACTCTAGTTCCATTTAAATTTTCCATTCTAATCATCCTTTCCATTATTGTCTAAATTTATAAAATCATCACTTGCATTGATTACATCATTTACATATGGAGCCCTTTTATCTGACTCCGGCACTAATGTAGGTTTACCTTTAGGCTTTATAATGAAATCCCCTACATACTCATTGAAATCTTTTTTCCCTACTACTCCCTCAAGCTGTGTCAACGTAAGCACTTTTCTTTCATACATCAGCTCTTCTGCAACTCCTTTTTCCTTCAGGACTTCCATTGCCTTCTCGGTATCTGAAAACGCTCTTACTGATCTTCCTTCAACAACTTTCCATCCTGGCACATACTCTCCTCGAAGTATTGCTTGCTGGCAGTAATTCTCAATATCTTTAACCCATTTTACGACATCCCTTGCCCTGTTAAGAATTTCTCCCATTTCTTCATTGCTTAAAATATTCCCTTTAAGTTTCATCTCTGTTTCAAGCGACATATTGGCTTCCGCTCTAGCCCTGCATAAAGCCCTTGCCCTGCAGAACGTGCATTGCCCGACCTTAAAATCGCCTTCACCTTTGAATGCTTTTTCAGCATTGGGCTTGACCTCATTTTCTGCCCATTTCATAAGTTCATCTGCTGAAATCTCAAATATGCTTACGATATCCAGTCTCGGCTGTATAATTCCCATATTTATATTTTCAATGTCATTGAATAATGAAAACTCAAGATAAGCACCTAAAGAATAAAGCATAAGCTGCGGATTGTCTTGTGCGAACACAGGCACACCTTTTCCGTACTTTAAATCACGTATGTACAAAGTTCCATTATCCACTGTAACAAAGTCGCAAGTCCCAAAGCCTTCTGGAACATACTCGCTAAAGTCAACTTTTTTTTCAATCTCAGCCGTACCTGGCTTGTCAAACGACATCAGAAGCTCCTTTATATTATCCACATAAACATCTGTATAGTTTTCCATTTCAGGTTTGTACAGCTTATGTGACTTCAGCTTTTTCATTTTGCTGTTGAATGTACGAAGGCTCATAGGTTTTAAGTATTTTGTCAGTTTCAGCTCCGATATTTCATGAGCTAAAGTTCCCTCTTCCGCATACTCGCTTGAACAATCAGGGAACATGTCCTCAAGCCTTGCACTTGGGTTGCAGTTCATCCATCTGCTAGCCCCGCTTGCACTAAGCAGGGCATGGTTTCTATCCTTGTGGTTTCCTTCCATTAGATTCTTACTCCTAACTCTCTTAAATTATCCGCAAAACTTTCGTAGTTTTTAGGATCCAGGTCATCCAGTTTTTGTATCTTGTAAACTTCTCTTATGAGATTTCTTAATTCAGCACCTTTTCCAAGTCTTGACATTTCAGCACATCCAGCTCTTAACTGTTCAAGTGTTAAAGTTGGAACAGCTGCTGATGGAACACTTGCTTCTTCTTTTTTAGGTGCTTCTGTTTCTACAGTTTTGGCTTCCGCTTTTTGCTTCTCCTCAACTTTCTTTTGAGTTTTTTCCACAATATTTTCAGACTTTTCCACAGCGTCATTTTCCGCTTCAACTTCTTTTACATCGTTAGTCTGCCAATTTTTCATCTCTTGTTTAGCATAATCATCTTCTGCGGGTGTCAACTGCATAAATTTCTGAATTTTTCCAACTACCGTCCCGGCAGGATTTGTAATTGTCGTAGTATTCCCAAGTGCTAATAACGCCCTTGAAAACTCTTTAATTATTGGTTTGCTTCCTTCTTCAATCTCGATTACTAATTTCAATTCCATTGTTTAATATCTCCTTCATCAATTTTATAATTTCAACTATTTTGCTTTCATTTGACAGTTGTTTTTTTTTGTACTTTCAGTTTCATTATTCAAACCTCTTTTCTTAGTATTATTCTCTCAATGCCAAAGGCATTGTTAGATATATCCAATTATCATCAGTTTCACCTTTTACAAGTACTGTACTTTTATTGTCTAACATTTTAATCACTGTTGTTTTATCCTTAACTTTACCAATAAAGTCAATTAAAAATTTCACATTCAATGATATTTTTAAATCCTCTCCAGTGTAAAGTGTTGTGATTTCTTCTCTAAACTCCGAGTATTCATCAATTGATTTTATTGTCAGTTTATTTTGGCTAAAATCAAATATCGCACCATTTTTAGCTTCCTTGTTGTCTTTTGCTATGAGGTAAGCCCTCTTAAGCACAGCAATAAAATCTTTTGTGTGAAGAACTGCTTGTTTATCCGCATTCAAATTTTTAATTATAGTTTTATAATCCGGAAATTCTAACTTAGTTAAATCCGATACAATTTCAATTCCTGCAAACCTGAACAGCATCTTATCGCCATCACAAACAATCAGCACTTTTTCTCTAGGAATTCCCAATTTTGATTTCATAGATTTAACAAGTCCATTAACTGTTTTCAAAGGAACGCTTGCATTAAGTCTTTCTTCAGGATGACTCTCGCCATCTTTCAAATCAATTTCGGCACAGGACAATCTATACGTATCAGTTCCAACAGCTTTTAATTTCTCTTCTTCGTACTCAAGTTTTACACAATTCACTGCCTCATTTTCAGGATTAACTGAGGCAGAGAATTTTACACTCTCAAATATATTTTTCAAATCTGATTTTTGTACTGAATGATATTTTAGTTTGTCTATCCCAGCCCATACTGGGAACTCTGCATCCTCTATTAATGAAATTAAGCTTTTAGAATTTGCTGTTTGAATAACCATTTTTTCTTTTTCAATCGCTATGTTGACATTAGCACCAGAAATGCCTTTTATTAAATCTTTAAAGATTTTACACGAAACCACAGCTTTCCCATCCTTATTTACTTGTCCTAACATTTCAACTTTTGCAGATATTTTTAAATCTGTTGTTCTCAAAATCAATGTGTTCTTTTTTTGGTTTGCTTCAATACAAATTCCTTTAAGGTATTCTTTCCCTATTTTTTCAGTACTTATAAAATTTTCTACAATTTTAACAGCTTCCAAAAGTTCCCATGTTCTTACTGTCACATTTAACTTTTCTGACATATTGCATTTTTCCTTTCTTAGTGGTATAATTACTTAGTTTGTTTTTATATGTTGTCGATATTTGCAGTATCGGCATTTTTTTTTAGTATTCCCAAATCTTTCAGCATTTTTTCCTGAAGATAAAGCGGCAGCTTCTTAAACTCTTCCAAAATCCATTCTGACTTTTCTGAAACAGTTCCATGTACCATAACATCTGCATAATGAATTTTTCCGTTTATTCCTATTGGAACATTAGTCAAAGTTCTCATTTTCTATTTCCTCCCTTCTATCCCTGTAAAGCTCATCAAGTATCATATAACAATCCTCTTCTGATTCACATTTAATAGTTCCATCTATCAAAAGTTCGTCTTCATCCACTTGAATTCCAATCATATTTTATACCTCCGCTATTTTTAATTTATTCCTTGTTTCATTTTCAAAGCCGTTTTCCTGCTGTACCCAACCCATTTAATCTTAATCCCAGCCTCCTCGAATTTCAGAAGCTCCAGCATATCCTTTTTAAAGTCAGGTTCTCCACCTTCTATAATGACATCTTTTATTTCTTCAAATTTCCTGTCAGTCTTCGTGATAAAAGTTTTCATGTACATCCTGTTGTTTTTACTGAAATCATTCAGTTTGTCCTGGATTTGCTTTTTAAATATCTCATAGTAGGCAAACAGTACAATAATCTCTTTCAAAGCCTTCTCAGTTTCTTTGTAATTGCTTTTCAGATATTTACCAAATCTGAACTTTAATTCCATCAGTTCTTTTTGATACATCTTGGAAAACTCAACAATCACAAATTCATTTTTGAAATCTTTTATCTTACGTTGGTTTGGATTCTGCAGATCCTCGTACTCATATTCCTGTATGAGCCTGCTTACAGCCCTGAAAGTTCTTTGAATAATGTCCTCAAGCTTAAAAGTGCACCAAAGCGTATTTTTCTCAGTCAGCACAGGTATTTTTGTATCGCCATTTACAAAGTTTTCGTCTGTGATATTAGGTATGTTGAAATAATTTCTGTAATACTTGCACAGATTTGACAACGCCATCATTGAGAAAACCTTTGTCTTTTCATTCTTCTGTGTTGAAAACTCTTTATAGTCCAGTGCCTTTGACACCAGTTCCTGCTTTTCCTTCTGTTTTCTTAATTTCCTTTTCAGTTTCATAACCTGCTCCATCATTTCAATTTTTTCTTAAAAAACCAGTTCCACCAAAGAAGTACGCCTAGCAGTATTGGAAATACCAGGTTTCCACCAGCGACCCATCGCCCTTTTTCCCTAATCACTTCCAGCTGTATAAGGACTGTTGCAGTTACTAGGAGCAGTATTTTTATCAGATTTTTCACTGTCAGCATTTTTTCCCTCCCATTTCTTAATCTCTTCCTTGTCCATTTCTATTTCAAGTTTTTCTCTGACTGTCATTTTGATAGCCCAACCTTTCTTACAAGTTTCTTGATTCTGTTCTTAATTTTTCTTTCTTCCATCTTTCTTCTTGTTTCTTTATTTTGGTTGTTTACCATTACTAAAGCATCATATTTCATTTTAAATTCCTCCAAATTTCATTTTTAAAAATTCTTCATAAGTTATCCCAACGTACTTTTCAACTTGAATACGCTGAATGTCATAGTCCCAATTGTGCTTCCCAGCCCTTCTTCTTGCTTGCTCATCTTTTTCATCTTTGAATTTTGGAATTGCCGTTCCAA